CAGGTCGAGCCGTTGCTCCACCATCTATGTGCCGCGATCAGCGCCCGCCATTGCCCCTCACTCAAGCGGGACATCGCGCAGGGCGCCATTCAGATCCGGCAGGTCACCCGCCATCAGGTTCAGATCGCATTGATGGACGAGATCGCGGCGATGGAGTTCACCGGCATCGCCCATCCCGGCGCCGCCGGTCACGCCAAGGTCCAGCTCCTCGCCTGGAAGGACCGCGATCTCGCATGGCTGACAGGGGGCGAGGGATGAAGGCCCTGAAGCTGATCCCCGACTTCTTCCGCGACCTGTATGACGAACTGGGCAGATCGCCGATGGCGCGCGATCTTGCGGAACCCGCACCGATCCTCACGGCTGAGACGAAACTCGCTCTGGCCCTGGTCGAATACGCGACAGCCAAGAACCTTTCGGCGCCCGCGCTGAACCAGGTGCTCGCTCTCTTGAATGCCGACAATGCGGAGACCGCACGGGTTCTCCGCATGTCGTGCCTCCGATCTTAGAAAAGGCGGCGCTGACCATGACCAAGATCGCCTTCGCTCGCAGCCGCCTTCATCGCCCTGATGAAGTCGAGCAGCTTTTCGCGAGCAAGATCCAGCGCCTGCGCCACGCCACTCGGCGCGGCGACAATGAAGACAAGCTCGAATTTGTTTTCCTCATCGGAAATTTCAAAGACCACTCGGAAGGAAGGGCCACCCTCGCGCCCTCCCACGGCCGGCAAATTGCCGACCAGTTCAATCTTTCTCGCAACGATATCCACTTCCAATTCCCCGACTCGGTGGTTAGCGCTCCGAGCATAGGGGAAGTGACAGGCGGGTGGGCCATCGCTGCCCTGATGCCGCTCGCCCGTCACAAGGTGTTGCCCGGTCCTGTTTCCTCCCCCCGGTGGGGCCGGGTCACTGAGCCGGGCGGGTGCGTATCCCCGCGCATCCGCCCGGTCTTTTCCCCTGAAGGAGCATCCCATGAAGAGACTGTTGATGCCGGTTCGCCGTGCCGTGGGCGCCGCGTTGTGGTGGTTTTTGGAACCCCATTTGAACCAGGGTCAGAAGGTGGAGGCCGAAGCGATAGCGCGGCGCTTCGGCCTGCGCTGAACGTCTATTTGAAGCGCTCCAGATCTTTGCGCGCCTCTGAACGCGCGATATTGGAAAGTTCCTGGAACTCCGGAGTCACATCCGCCGATTTCATAGCGCTTTCCAGATCAGAAAAACTCAACACTCCATTCTTTAAAAGAACTTGGATAAGTGCTGATAAAATTACGGCCGGCATCAGTGCCATTTCCTTGTCGAACTCGGTCATCAGCTTTCTCTCCATCGAATCGGTGTTGCAACCAAAGAGGGTAGAGAAAAAGGTGGGCGGGCGCGCATCCGTGCGTGTCCGCCCGGTCTTCGCCAAGAACCTGCCCACCATCCGCGACCGCTGCCCTGATCTTTTCGGGGAGGCTGACCATGGATAAGCCTCGCCCCTGGTCGTGGTCGGACGTGCAGCGCGCGAAGGCGGCGGAGGACTGCCGCCTCACGGTGCGCGTCGATGCGGCCACTTACAGCCATTTGCTGGCGATGGCGCGGGCCGATGGGCTCAGCGTCAATCAGCTCGCGGCTTCGCTCCTCAAGGCCGTGGCCGAGGACGACGCGGCCGCCCATGCGGGAGACGCCTGACCATGGCGCGCGCTCCGGATCGCAGCACGCTCGACCTCTTCCGCGACTGGGAGCCGCCTCAGGTGGTGGTGTCCCCGCGCGAAGAGGACATGCGTGGGCCTCTGGATCTGGTGATCGCCAAGCTGATCAAGCGCGCCCTCGCCGACTGCAAGCAATCCCGCGAGATCATCGCCGCCAAAATGACCGAATATCTCGGCCGCCCCATCAGCAAAGACAGCCTCGACGCCTGGGCGAGCCCGGCCAAGAGCAATCGCCCACCGCTCGACGCGTTCGCCGCCCTGATCTACGCCACCGGCGACATGAGCCTGCTCGGCTGGATGCCGGCTGAGCACGGTTATGTGGTGGTCCCCGCCAAATATGCCGACCTGATCGAGCTCCATTTGCTGGAAGAGCGCGAGAGCGAGATCTCCCGCCGCAAGCAGGCGCTCACGGCCCGCTACAAGGGGGGGCGGTCGTGAAGGAATGGTTCACAGCGGCGGAACTTGCGAAGCTCTCGCTCCCTCGTCTTCCCGCATCGCCACAGGGTATCGACTATAGAGCGAAGCGGGATAGTTGGCCGTCCCAGCCACGGAAAGGCCCAGGCGGCGGCCGGGAATATCCCCTTTCCGCCCTGCCCATGGCCGCACGCGCGGCTTATGTGGCGCGCCACCTCTCGGCTGTGGACGTGCCGCTCTCGGTCGCCACGGCCGCCGCCAGTGAGCCCGAGGCCGAGGCGATCAATCCGAGCGCTGCCGAGCAGCGCGACAGCCGGCTGGCGATCCTCGCGGCGGTAGACCGCTTCGCGGCCGCCGCGGGCATCAGCCGCAAGCGGGCGGAAGCACTGTTCTGCGCGGCCTATGAAACCCGAACCGCAGAGGTTGCGCCCTGGGTGCGCGCGGCGGTGCGCTCGCTTACGCCGCGCACCCTCGCGCGGTGGCGCGCGGCCCAGGCGGCGGGCGCCACCCATCGCTTGGCAGTGGACCGTGGCGCGGCCCGGCGCGGCCAGGGCGTTCTTGAGATCGCCGGGAACGGAAAGGTCAAAGTGTTCTGCATCGCTCTGCTCGCCCGCAATCCCCTGCTGGCGGCCCCGGACGTGCTGAAAGCCGTCGCCGGAGAGTTCGGCGACACCCTGGACATCGTGGACGTCGACACGGGCGAAGTCGTTGCCGAGCCGATCCCCTCGCTGCGGACGTTTCAAGCTGCCTTAAAGGCGTGGAAAACCACCCACGAAGTTGAGCTGACCGCGCTCACCGACCCGGATGGCTATCGCAACAAATATGCGCTCTCCGGGCGCGGAGCGATGAGCCATGTGCGGCGGGTCAATCAGCTCTGGATGATCGACGCCAGTCCGCTGGACATGATGTGCGTGGACGGCCGCCATTCGATCTACATCGCCATCGACATCTATTCGCGCCGGATCATGATCTATGTGACCCGCACGCCGCGAAGCGAGGCGGTCGGCTTGTTGCTGCGCCGCTGCATCTTGGAATGGGGCGTCCCCGAAGCCGTCAAGACCGACAATGGCAGCGATTTCGTGGCCCGCTACAGCCAGCGTGTGATTGCATCGCTCGGCATCGAGCGCATCACCTCAAATGCTTTCCAGCCGCAGGAAAAGGGCCATATCGAGCGCGCCATCGGCACGGTGCAGCGCAGCTTCGTTCGGCTCCTGCCGGGCTTCATCGGCCACTCGGTCGCGGATCGCAAAAAGATCGAGGCGCGCAAGAGCTTTGCCCAGCGCCTCGGCCAAGATCTGAAGGAAGCCCTAAGCGTCGAGCTAACCGCCGCCGATGTGCAGCGCTATGCCGACGAATGGGTGCGGCTCGATTACGCGCGCAAGCCCCATGGCGGGCTCAAAGGTGCCACGCCGGCCGAAGTCGCGGCGGCATCCACCGCACCGACGCGTCAGGTGGACATGCGCGCCCTCGACATGCTGCTGGCGCCGGTGGCGGATCGTGGCGGCATTCGCACGGTCACGAAATACGGGATCAGGGTCGCGCTCCACGACTATCTCGCGCCCTTCCTCAAGGTCGGCACGGACGTGCTGGTCCGGATGGATCCGGCCGACATGGGGATCGCCTATCTGTTCGCGCCAGATGGCGAGGAATTTCTCGGTGTCGCCGAAAACGCGAACCTGCTGGGGATCGATCCCAAGCAGGCGGTGGCGGCCGCGAAGGAGGAGCATCGCCGGATCATGGCCGAGGGCCTCGCGCCTCTGCGCAAGGAGGCTCGCCGCCAAACCTCCGGCCCCCGGCTGATCGATCTCGCCCTGCGCCACAAGGGCCGGGAGGCGGGCAACCTCGTGGATTTCCCGAAGCGCACCGAGGCCCATACCACGCCCGCGCTGGATGCAGCCGCTCTTGCTGCCGCCCCAGCGCCGGCCGCGCCCGCCATGCCGGAAAAACTCCAGACCCTGCGCGCGCAGCTCCAGGCCGAGGCGGTGGCGCCCGCCGTCACCGCCTTGCCCGAGACGCCGCGCCAGCGCTGGCGTCGGGCCGAGGCGCTGGAGCGGGCGCTTGCGGCAGGCATGCCGATCAGCGCTGAAGACGCGCTTTGGCTCGGCGGGTACCGCGAAGGCCATGAATACAAAGGTTTCCGGTCCACCTACGGCGATGCCGCAGGCGGGGCGGGTTGAAGAGCGAAAGCAAGGGGGAGTTGATGTTGCAGACAAAACCAAGTGTCCGGGGGCCGGTCGCGACCGCGAACGTGGCGTCATTCATGACGCTCACAAGTAAGCTGATCGAACGTCATCCACATGCGCCGGGGATCGGCGTCTTTTACGGCCCATCCGGCTTCGGAAAGACTTACGCGAGCATATTCGGTCAGAACCGGTCCGGCGCGCTCCGCATCGAAGTCGGGGAGTCGTGGACACGCAAGACCCTGCTCAAGGCGGTCCTCGCCGAGGCGGGACAGGTGGCGCGCGGTTCGATCTCCGACATGGCCGAGGCCGCGATCCGCGTGCTGGGCGACGATCCGTATCGCCCCCTCATCATCGATGAGGCGGACCGAATGCTGGACGGCAGCCACCGCATGATCGAGCTGGTCCGCGACCTGCACGACAAGAGCACCGCGCCCATCATCCTGATCGGCGAGGAACAGCTTCCGTCGAAAATCCAGCCCAATGAGCGGGTGCACAACCGCGTGCTGGACTGGGTGGCGGCGCAGGCCTCCGATCTTGAGGATGCGCAGGCGCTGGCGGCCTCAATCTGCGGCAGCGTCGAAGTGGCGGACGATCTGCTTTCCGCCATCGTCGAGCGCTCCGAGGGGCGCGCCCGGCGCATCGTCGTCAATCTGGTGCGCGCCGAGGAGATCGCGCGCAACCTCGGCCAGGCCCGCATCGACCTCACGACCTGGGGCGAGACCGAGTTTTTCGAGAGCCGCCCGCCGCGTGCCCGCTCCTTTGCCTCGATCCGCAGGGGGCGCTAATGGCGCGGCGTTCAACTCTTGAAATGGCAGCACTCACCGTGCATGTCCCGCGCGGCCACGCCGGGATCTGGTCGATTATCAAGCGGCTGGATATCCTCGGCCCCTGGAGCGTCCGCGAGGTCTCAGACCAGACCAACGCACGCAAGGACGTGGTTGCTGATTACGTCCGCCGGCTCGCGAAAGCGGGCATTACGGTGCCGGCGGGAGAGCGGGAAAACCCTGGTTCCCCCGTCATCTTGCACCGGCTGACGCGGCGACCCACCGACGCGCCGCGGCTGCGAAGGGATGGGACTGAGTGTCTGCCCACCGGGCAGGAACAGATGTGGCGAGCCATGCGGGTGCTCGGCACCTTCGGCATCCCCGAGCTTGCCCACGCCGCCTCGACCGACCTCGTGCCGGTCAACCCCGTGGCCGCCGAGCACTATGTCAAGCATTTGGCGCATGCGGGGTACCTCCATTGCGTCGAGGAGAAGCATCGCATCAGCGCGTCCACGTGGCGCCTGAAGCCCTCCGCCAATACCGGCCCGTTGCCACCCTTGGTGATGCGCACCAAGTTCGTCTGGGATCAAAACCAGCGCGTCGTGAAGGGTGATCCTGAGAATGCGGGCGAGGTGGCAGCATGAGCCGCGTCGCCACCGATTTCCTCGCCCGCGCCCACGCTGGCTGGGGCGATCCGCCAGACTGGATTTTGGCGCTGGCCACGGCCTGCGCCAGCGAGACACAGGCCGGCCTCGCGCGGCGCCTGGCCGTGTCCGGCTCCCAGCTCTCCCAAGCGCTGGCGAACCGCTATCCGGGCGACATGGCCCGCCTGGAAGATCGGGTGCGCGGCGCGCTCATGGGGGTCACCGTGGTGTGTCCGGTGCTCGGCGAGATCGGCCGCGACCAGTGCATCCGCGAGCAGGCCAAGCCCTGGTCATCGGCATCCTCCGTGCGGGTACGGCTCCACCGCGCCTGCCGGGATGGCTGCCCGCATTCCAGCCTGAAGGAGCGGACATGACGCCGAACCATGCGACCAGCTGCTGGCTTGGCAAGCTCGCGGATGCCCTGCGCACCGCGCGAGATCGGGGCGAGGGGCTCACCGACGAACAGATCATCCTGTTCGTGGACCTGCTCGGCAAAGCCCGCAACGCGGTGATCGTGCTGGAATTTGCGATGGCCGAGCGGGACGATTTGCTCGCCATCGCGGCCGACCTCGACCCGATTGCGCCCGTGCACCTGACTGAAATGCGGTGCGCCGTGCGGCCCGGCCGGCCGCGCCTCACGCTCATCAGCAATGACAATGGGGGCGGCCATGACACCCGTTGAGATCTGCCGCATCTCAATCCAGCGGGCCGGCCCGATCTCCGCCTTCCCTAGCCCGCGCCGGCCGGCCATCGACCTGCCGACGCTCCATCTTGTCGAGCTCGCCCAGACGGCGATCTCCCTGCACGAGGTCGCCACTCTCGCCGCCGAGCTGCTCGCGGCGCGTGAACGCGTGTTCGTGATCCACACCACCCTTGCTGAGGAGGTCGGCGCAGAAGCGGCCCAGGAAGCCGCACTGGCCCGCCTCACCGATGCGCTCGTGTCCCTCGGCTACGTCGCCTTTGAAACACAGGAGGAAACCCATGGAAATGCAAGCTGAAGACGGCTCGGCCGAAGAGCCGGGTGTCATCAAGATGGGCGGCAATCGCTACATGACCGATGCGCAAGGCCATCTCGTGCCGCTCGACCTCATGAAGCCGCAACGGCTTCTGGAGGACCAGACCGTCCGCAAGATCCTGGCCAATGCTGAAGAGCTTTCCGCGCGGGTCAGCCGGTTTCGCGGCCACACGTTCGACGATGTGGCAACGTTCATGGATCTCCTCTCGGAGCGATACGGCGGCACGCGCGGCGGCGCGAAGGGCAACACCACCCTGACCCAGTTCGACGGCCTGGGGCAGGTGCGCATCCAGGTGCAGGATCAGCTGTCCTTTGGCCCTGAACTGCAGGTCGCAAAAGAGCTGGTGGATGATTGCATAGCCGCCTGGTCGGAGACCGCCAGCGCCGAGTTGCGGACACTGGTCCAGCATGCTTTCCAGACCGACAAGGAAGGCAAGATCAATCGCGCGGCGCTGTTCCAGCTTCGCCGGGTCGAGATCGACAAGGCGCCGTGGCCGCAGGCGATGGAGGCGCTGAGCGATGCCATCTGCGTCATAGGCTCCCGCGAATATTGCCGCTTCTACAAGCGGGCTAATGCCCGCGCGAAGTGGGAAGCCATCACCATCGATCTGGCGTCGGCGTGATGGCGCGCCGTAAGCGGCTAAGCCGCTATTCCCCCATGTCTCGGTGGACGCCCACGCTCGCAATCCAACGGACCGGGCGTCGGGTCGAGGACGCCAAAGACGCTCTGATGGATATCGCCGGCATCTGGGGCGACGTCGAACAGGGCGTCATCGACGATGCCGACCGCATCATCCTCGACCTCGAAAACATGCTCGCCACCTTGAAGGAGACCCTGAAGGAGAAGGCGGAAGCCGGGGAGCATATCGGCCTATGACACCCGTTCCCACCGCCAACTCCGCCTCTCGGATCGTCTACGCGATCAGCCCCGAAGGGGTGCGCAAGGTCACGCTCATCGCGCGCCGCAAGCTGCGCGGGCGCGACGTCTGCCAAGTGTGGATGCGCGGCGAGATGGCGCCAGTCACCCTTGATCCGCATCTGGTGTTCGAACGCGAGGTGGACGCCCGCCGGTGCTGGCGCGAGGCGACCGCGCACCAGACGCAGCTGCGACGCGCAGGCTCAGCCATCGGCATCGTGGACGCTCATCTCTCCCTCCGCATCGCGAGGGACGCAGCATGAGCCGCGATCAGTTGATCTCCGGCATCGGCACCGTGTTGTGCGCGCTCTCGGACGATGCGGCTTTGCTCCCGGCGCTGATCGATCTGGAGCAAGCCGCGGCCCCGATCCGTGAGGAGCTGACCGCCCGCAGCGCCCGCCGCTCGCTCCCGGCCGACTGCACCGCCGGACATAGCTGGCAGATCGAACATGGCGTGAAGGCCGAGACGAGAACGCTGGTGGAGCGGCGCCGGTGCGTGGTCTGCGGCCTCGCCGAGGAAATCGACCGCACCCCGAAACCCTATCGCAGAGGACGCAAATCATGACGGAACGATCTTGGGATCCGGGCGCGTCCGGTCCCGGCATCAGCCACCAGCTGCTGCTCTATCCGGGCTTCACCTTCAACGCCGGCCGCCTGTCGCTGGAATATGGCACCGGCCCGGTAAAATACCTCCCGCGCTTTCTCTCCTTTGAGAGCAGCGGCACGGTGCTGCTGGAAGATGCCGATGGCGTCGTGCTGCCCTATACCCGATATGCCGGCAGCATCCTGCCGATCTCGGCCGTCGCCATCCGAGAAACGACCAGCTACGCCGCGCCCGTGACCGGCTTGCCCACCGCCACCACGCCCGGTCTCATCCTGATCGGGGTGCGCTGATCATGATCGGCGTCGGCGTGGCACTCCCCGGCCTCATCACCATGCAGGGCATGGACCCATGGGCTGCCGCCGCCCTCGGCCGGATGCAGGCGCCGCCGGATGATTTCGTGCAGCGCCTGGACGCTGGCGCGCGCATCTACCGGGCTGACGGGGTGCTAGACCAGCTGGACGCGCTGTGGGTCACTGGCTCCTACAGCCAGGCCGCCGCTCGGCTCAATCTCGTGCCGTGGACCGGAACGGTGACGAACGTGCTGCCCAACGGGGAGATGGTCGGCGCCGCCACCGGCGCTCCCGGTACCATGCCGACCGGGTGGGCCTCGGTGTTCACGGTCGGCGGAATCACGCGGCAGGTGGTGGGCGCCGGCACGGTCAATGGCCTGAGGTACATCGACGTGCGCTTTTCCGGCGTGCCGGCTTCGGCCAGCGGCATCGGCATTCCGCTGTCGCCCACCAACGCCTGCCCCGGCGTCGTTGGCGGCCGCATGACGGCCTCGCTCTATCTGGCGTTGGTGGGCGGGTCCCTGACCGGCACAACCCTCACCCGGGTCAATTATACCGAGTACAACGCTTCGAACGTGTTTGTGGTCTCAGATTTTAATGTGATCCCAGCCGCCTCCATCACGCTCACATCGGCGCTGACACGCGTTTCCGGGACGCGCGTCCTGACGGGCGCAACGGCGGCCTTTGTGATGCCGGCACTGGAAATTGGGCACGGCACCGGCGCCATCGACCTCACCCTGCGGATCGCCGCCCCGCAGCTGGTGCGCATGGACGTGCCGGGCAATTACATCCCCACCAGCGGGGCGGCGGCGTCGCAGGTGCAGATGCTGTACCGTTGGGATCTATCGGAGATCAACAACCCCACGTGGACGGCCTGGGCGCCCGGCGCGCCCGGCGGCTATGGGGGCACCGCCAGCTACCTGGATACGAACGCCGATCCGAGCATCGACTTTACGAGAGCGTCGCTGAATTCAGCTGCCTACGGGGCGTGGGTCGCGAGCGAAACGACCTCCAGCGCACGCGTGTTGGGGCAAACGAATTCCACGACAATCATCTCGCCTCGTTCGCCGTCGGATCAAGCTAACATCCGGGTGCACGACACTGGGACGTTGACCGCATCAGTCGCGACGTCAGTTGGCCTGACAGCCGGCAATCGCTCTGCATCGATGGCCCGGCAGCTGTATCGAAACGGCATCGCACTGTCGTCCGACGCGTTCGCGTCCAGCAGCATGTCCACCGAACTGTGGCTCCTGCGAGCCGCTTCCTCCTACCACCCCGGTCAGGTCTCGGCGGCGTTTGCCGGAGCGTCCCTCACGGCGGCGCAGCATCTGGCGATCTATCGCGGCACCGCCGCCATCTTGGGGGTGACGCCATGATCTATCTAATCCTCGACGCCGCCACCGCAGCGCTGGTGCGCGGCCCGACAGCCCCCGGCTATGGGCTCGACCCGGTGCCTCTGCTGGACGGCTCGGGCTGGATCTTGCCAGCGATCTGCGCCACCGCACCCGAGCACGCGATGCACCACCAGGTGCTCGCCACCATGCCCGTGCGGCCGGTGGCGGATGCCGAGTGGCAGCAGGACGAGGAGCTGCCATGACCGAGGCGACCTGGCGCTTTGGCTCCCTGCGGCCGATGAAATACGGCCTGATCCTCGCGGATCCGCCCTGGCAATACGAGATGTATGGCGAGGCCGGCTACGACAAGTCGCCCGAGGCGCATTACGACACGCTCAGCGACGACGAGATCTGCGCGTTCCCGGTGCACGAACTCGCGACCGGCGACTGCTTGCTGATCCTGTGGGCCATCTGGCCCAAGCTGCAATCTGCTCTCACCGTGATGCATCGCTGGGGCTTCCGGTACAAGACCGGCGGCAGCTGGACCAAGACGACGCGCACCGGCAAGCGCGCGTTCGGCACCGGCTACATCCTGCGCAGCACCACCGAGCCGTTCTTGGTCGGCACCATCGGTGCCCCGGAGATCGGCAGCAGGAGCGTCCGCAACCTCATCGAGAGCCCCAGGCGGGCGCATTCGCAGAAGCCGCCGGAAATGCGCGTGATGGCCGACAAGCTGTGCCCCCGAGCTTTCGGGTGTGAGCTGTTCGCGGCCGATCCCTGGCCCGGTCACGACACATGGGGCCTGCCGCATCGCGGGCCGGACGCCGTGCCCCGCGCCGTGCCGGCACCGGCCGAGCCCGTGCTTGCTCCAATGCCTCTGTTCGAAGGGAGCTGACATGGAAATCTCTGATCAGGAACGCGGCATTCTAGCTCGCATTGGAAGCTCCTACTCCATTGCGACGTGGTGGATCGCCCAGGACTGCGGCTTTGGTGGAAATAGCGCCAAGGCTCGAAATGCCTTGCGGAAGCTGGAGCGGCGAGGGTTCACGGAGGGCGTGGCGGCCAGCAGGTCGGGCCGCGTCTTCTGGTGGCGCCTGACACAGGCCGGGCGCGCCGCGCTCGTAGGAGGCGGCGATGCGGCACCCTAAGCGCCGCCATCTCTCGGCGTCCGATGACTGCGCCGGCTACGAGCTGGCGGAAGAATGACATGCGGCGCGCTCGGCCAATCCCCGTCGCCACCGTCCCCCTCCTCGTGTGGGACGATGTGCATCGGATCGAGCAACTGATGGCCGAGCGCGCTGCCCTCATCGACCGCATGGCGCGGTTGCCGCGCCAATCCCACCGCCACGTGCTCCTGGCCGCGCGCCTGCGGGCACTCACCGCCGAAATTCTCGCCGCCGAGCTGACGCTCGGCCGGGACATCATCCTTCGGAGACTGTGACCATGGCTAGCGCTTCCGCCGCGCAGATCGGCGCCATCCACGTGATCAGCAAACGCATTGGCCTCGGTGAGGACGAGCGCCGCGCGCTGATGGTCGCAGCCACCGGGAAGCGCTCGGCGCGCGACCTCACGTCTGGCGAGGCGATCACCGTCATCGACCGGCTCAAGGTGCTCCAGGGCGACGGCGCGGCGCCCAAGGGCGCGCCCGGCCTGGACGGCATTTATGCGCCCAAGCTGCGCGCGCTCTGGCTATCCGGCTGGCACCTCGGCGTGGTGCGGGACCGCACGGACCGAGCCTTGCTGTCGTTCCTGGAGCGGCAAACAGGCCTCAGCCATACGCGGTTTCTACGGGATTCCGCCGACGCCTCGCGGGTGATCGAAGCCCTGAAGGCCTGGCTCTCCCGCGAGGCCGGCGTGGAGTGGCCGGCGCGCGGCACTGTGCTGGATACCAAAGCGGCGGTCTTCCGGGCTCAGCAGGCGCGCTTGGCCGCCCTGGGCTGCGCCCGTCATCCCGATATCGCCAACCCCACCGAAGAGACGCTGGATGCCGCCATCCGCGCGGACGGAAAGCGTCTGCGCCACGCCCTGAAAGGCCGCTGAAATGGGCGTTCAAAGCTCGCTGTTCGGCGCAGCAGCCGCATCTGCACCGCCACCCGTCGCGCTCCGCTGGGAGCGGCGTGAGGAATGGGAGGAACAGGAAGGCCGAGGCGGTGGCGGAACCGCCCGGATCTGGCGCTCGCCCGTCTCCGGAAAGCTGGTGCTGTCCGTCGATCACCCTTCGGCCGGCACCCGATGCCTTCGGGCCGAGAGCATCGCGCAAGCAATGCAGATGGCCGGCGGCGTGCTGGCACAGATGATCACCGATGGAGGCAGACATGTCCGATGAGCGCGTTGATTTCAGCCGCATCGCATTGGATGCGCAGATCGAACTGAGAGACCAGATCCTTCAATTGATCCAGGATCGGCGGTTCGTCGGTAGCGTCCGCAGTTCTGAGATGCATGCGGCTGTCGCCTGCATGGGCGCCGCCGCGGTCATGATCGCCCTGCTTCCCACGGCGGTGCGAGGGCGGCTCGTGGAGCAGATGGCCGACGCCCTGCCCATTATCGTCGCGAAGCGGGCGGGCGAGATCGTGTCGGGCGAGTTCGACGAGCAGATGGCGCGCAGCGCCGCGCGGAGGCGGCAATGAGTGCTTTGAAAATCGAAGATCTGACCCATGAAGAGCTGCTGGCGCTCATCAATGAGAAAGGCGGTGTGCCCCACCGACAGGCTGATCTGATCTCTCTGAAGCATCGCAGCGCCAGCGCGCGAGCTCGGGAGCTTGACGAGAAGTTGCTCCTTGCCAGTGCCACGTATTCCGGCGCGCTAGACGCGCTGATTGACCGCCGCCCAGGACCACACGGCGCACGCAAGGGCCTGCAACTGCTGCAGGCTGAGGTCACCGCGAAGGAAGCCTACGACCGTGCGCGCCGCGCGGCGGAAAAGGCGCGCGCCGAAGAAGATCGCTTGTGGGCGGCCTGGTGCGTGGAGACCGGGCTGTGAGCCGCCGCCGCGCGCCCCGCAAATGGAAGCTGCCGCTGTCGGCCGACCAGATCGCCGCCATCGCGGCCGAGCTGGTGCAGAACCATCAGCGCCTGGTCGCCCGCGACGGATTCCGGCTCTGCGGATCCTCGGGCATCTGGCGCTGCGCCAACGGCAGCTATACCGGGCGCATGGTCTACAAGCTCGGCGCAGTCACCGTTGTCCACACGGTGCGCGGCATGCGCGTATCTGAGCCGGTGCCCGGCCAATGACCGCCGCGCCGGAAATGCCCGAGGTGCCTGAGAACATCGCGCCTTATGTGCGCGCGATCGGCATCGACAAGACGGTGGAGCTGCTGCTGGAGTTCGGCGGCGCCTCGTTGTATTTCGGCAAGAACCCGACGATGCGGTCTCGCGTGGTGGCCCTGATCGGCGCAGAGGCCGTGAAGGCCATGGAAGCCGGCCTTGGATCATTCGGCGAGCGCGTGCCCCTCGCCAATCGCTGGATTGCGAATTACCTTGCAGCGCAGAGCGTCCCCACACAGGAGATCGCCCGGCGCCTGCGCACCACAAATGTTACGGTGCGCAATTATCTGCGCGGACGCAGCGCGCCGGGCCGGCTCAACGCCCCCAAACAGCTCAATCTCGACATCTGACCAGCAGGTGCGGCAAGCGCTTGCCATGGGAAATCCCGCACGGGATCGCCCACTCTGATTGCAACGATTTCGCGCGCCCTGCGCATCTCTGCAATCCGAGGGCACCATGAGCCTCTGGCCGCTCCAGAAGACCTGCACCGATTTCTACGGCGACCCTCGTGACGAGGAGTGGGAGGGGCGCAACCTGGTGGTCGTGAAGTGCCCCTGGGTGCTGCGCTACGAGGGAAAGCCCGTGGCCGGCATCCGCATCCACCGCAAATGCGCCGCGAGCCTGGAACAGGTGCTCGCCGACATCTGGGCGCGTGTCGGCAAATCCCAGGCCGAGATCGACCGCATCGGCATGTCGGTGTACGGCGGGAGCTTCAACTTCCGCCCGATGCGCGGCGTCAAGTCCCTGTCGATGCACGCGTATGGCTGCGCGATCGACTTCGATCCCGGCCGCAACGGCCTCGGCGACAAGACGCCGGCCATGGACGAACGGGTGATCCGCGCATTCGAAGCCGCCGGCTGGGAATGGGGCGGCCATTGGTCCCGGCCGGACGGCATGCATTTCCAGGCGGCGCGGACGCGGGAACAGCCGGAACGCCTGCCCGCCACACGCAGCGCGCCCATGGTCGCCTCCCGGATCATCGGGCCTGACGCGCTCGATGCGCCCGCAAAGCCGGCGCGTCCCGCGCCGCAGACCATTCCGGAGTTCGAGCTGCGGGGCATCCAGCAGCGATTGCGCGACCTTGGATATACCGAGGTCGGCATGGTGGACGGCGATTGGGGCACGCGCACCACCGGCGCCATCTCGGCTTTTCAGAGCTTCCAGGGGTTGCCGGTGACCGGCACGTACGACGCGGCGACGCGCGCGGCCCTCGCCACCGCGCAGCCTCGTCCGGTTTCGCCCGAGCGGGCCGCCACTACAGTGAGCGACCTGCGCGAGCGCGGATCCTCCACCATCAAGGCGGCCGACCAGGGCCGCGTGCTCGGCTGGCTGCTCGGCGCCTTCGGGATCGGGGGAGGCGCCAAGCAGGTCGGCCTGCTGGATGGCGCGCAACAGACCGTCGATCAGGTGACCGCCCTGCGGCCCGTCATAGACGGTGCCGCCGACCTCCTGAAGTGGGTGACGTCCGCATGGTGGATCGCCGCCCTGGCGGCCGGCTTCGTGATCTGGCGCCTGTTCGGGTCCGTCATCAAGCGCCGCCTGGATGACCAGATTTCCGGACGGCACATGTAACGCCTATGGCCAGCCTGCTCGGTCTCATCGCCTCGCCGCTCGCCCGTTGGGCGGCCATCGGCCTCGCCGCCGTCGCCTTGTACGGCACGATCTATGCGCGGGGTTATTCGGCGCGGGACGCGACCTGCAGGACGGCGGCGCTACAGGCCGAGAATTCACAGCTCAAGGCGCGCATCCAAGCCTACCAGGATCTCGCCGACGCCGACGCGAAGCGCGCCGAAACCGACAGCAAAGCCGACCAGGCCAACCGGAAGAAGGTCGATGAAACGCCTGCGAATCCCGCTGCTTGCCTGGATCGTGCTGCCGCTGGCCGCGCCAATGCCCTCGGACCTGCGGGCATGCCTTAGCCAGGAGGGTGTCGCGGTGCCCGATCGCGCCCTGAAAGCCGGCGAGGTTGAGCGTAGCTGGAAGGAGGATCGCCGCGTGCAGGCGGCGGTCCGCAGGTGCGGGCTGCGCGCCCTGGCTTGGTACGACAATCTGCGGAAGGCGTGGCGGTGACGATGGAATATGGAAACATCGCCCAATGGGTCGGCCTGCTCATCTCCACCCTCACGCTCATCTGGGCGGTCGCGAGCTTCCGCGGAAAGGCGGCCGAGGGGCGGGTCGCCTCGCTGGAAAAGGCCATTGCCGACAAGGCTTCGGTCGGCCGCATGGGCGCCCTGGAAGATCGCGTCGACAAGGTCGAGGACCGCACGACGCAGATGGAAGGCGAACTACGCCACCTGCCTTCGCGCGAGCAGACGCACGGCATGGAGCTGGCCATGCGTGACATGGCGAAGGAGATCGGCGTCCTCACCGAGCGCTTGAAGCCGATCCAGCACACGACCGAACGCCTGCAGGAATGGATGCGGGAAGACGCAAAGGAAAAGCGGCAGGGGGCCTCATGAGCACCGATCAGCGTATCCGCGAAGAAGCGCGGCTTATCATTCTCCGCCTGCTGTCCGAGCGCCGTGACGAGACGCTGAACAGCAACATCATCGTGCGCGAGCTGGCCGAGGTCTATGGCATCGACGAAGAGCGGGCCTGGGTGCATGGCGAGATGGAATATCTGCGCCGCATGGGCGCCGTGACCATGATGGAGGCCGCCACGGTCAAGGTCGCAACGTTGACCGAGCTTGGGCGGCGTCACATCGACCGGAAGGTTGCGATTGAAGGCGTGAAGCGTCCGTCCCGAGCGGAGGATTGAGCATGGCCAGCGGGCGCGGCCGGCTTGGTTTTTGGGACACCCTGCCGGAATGGGCCGATGAGGCTCGCATTTGGGCCTATGGCGAGCTTGCCGCACGCACGCTGCTGCAGACGGAAATCCTGGACGGCGTGAACGAGCGCCTGCGGGCGGCGGCCGCCGCAGAGGGCATCACGGAAGACATCCCCGTCGCGTCGAAATCGTCGCTCAACCGCCTGTCCATGCGCCGCGCGGCCGCCATCCGCAAGATGGCCGAGGCCCGCTCCATGTACGAAGGACTCGCCTCGCAGTTCGACCATGAGAACACCGACGAGAGCGCGGTGGTGCTCGGCGAGTTCTTGAAGACGTTGGTCTTGGACCTGACCGAGAGCGGGACGGTGACCGACACCAAGGGCGCCATGGAGCTGGCGCGGGCCTATCAGTCGATCATCTCGGGAATGAAGATCTCGGCCGACCGGCGCCGCCAGTTGGAAGCGGACTTCAAGGCGCGCGCTGAGGCGGCGGTCGAGAAGGTGGCCAAGATCCAGGGCGGGACACCCGAGAGCATCGCGGCGCTCAAGGCCGCGATCAGCTCCAAGATCCAGAGCCGGTGATGGAGCACCTGGAGCTTTCTGGCGAACTCTCCGGCCGAGCGATCAGCGAAGAGGATTGGGCGCGGCTGCGGGCCGACGCCGACCCCAACGAGGCGTCGGGCGTCCTGCTGGCCTACCAGGACAAGCTGCTCGCCACCACGGCGCTGCATCAGGTCACGCTGTGCGAGAAGTCCCGCCGCACCGGCATGACCTGGGCGGCGGCCGCCGACGCGGTGCTGACGGCCTCCGCGACGCGGCCGGCCGGCGGCATGGACGTGCTCTATATGGGCTACAACCTCGACATGGCGCGCGAGTTCATCGACACCGCCGCCATGTGGGCCGAGACGTTCGGCGAAGCGCTTGACGAAATCGGGGCCCAGCCTTTCCTGTTCGATGACGACGGCCAGCCCATTCAGGCGTTCCGCATCGTCTTCGCCTCCGGCTTCGAGATCGTCGCGCTCAGCTCCAAGCCCCGCTCGCTGCGCGGACGGCAGGGCTATCTGATTCTCGACGAGGCGGCATTCCACGACAGCCTGCAGCAGGTTGTTGATGCCGCCGTGCCGTTCCTGATGTGGGGCGGCAAGATCCTGATCATCTCCACGCACTTCGGCGAGGGGAATGCCTTCAACAAGATGATCGAGGACGCGCGCGCCAAGCGCAAGCCGTATGCCGTGCTGCGGGTGACCTTGGACGATGCGCTGCGCGATGGCCTTTACAGGCGGATCTGCGCGAAGCAGAACCTCATCTGGACCGCCGAGGGCGAGGCCAAGTGGCGCGCCAATCTGATCGCCGCCGCCGGCGACGCCGCCGACGAAGAATTCTTCTGCATTCCCTCGCAGGGCGGCGGTTCGGTCTTGAATGGGGCGCTGATCGAAGCGCGCATGGCGCCCGGCATTCCCGTGCTGCGCCTTGAGAAGCCCGCGCATTTCGGTCTGCAGCCGGAGGCGGTGCGGCGCGCCGAGGTCGCCCATTGGTGCGAGACGCACCTGCGGCCATTGCTCGATGCCATGGATCCGCATTTGGCGACGGCTCTTGGCGGCGACTTCGGGCGCATCTCCGACCTGACCGTCTATTGGCCGCTGGTCATCACGCGGAATCTGAAGCGCGTGACCCCGTTCGTCGTCGAGCTGCGAAACATCCCTTTCGAGCAGCAGTGGCAGATCGGCAGCTACATCGCCGACCGCCTCCCGCGCCTGACCTCGGCGAAGTTCGACGCCATCGGCATCGGCATGCAGCTCTCGGAAAGCTTCGCCCAGCGCTACGGCGTGCAGCGTGTCGAGCAGGTCAAGCTCTCCTCCACCTGGTACATCGAAAACGTGCCGGTCCTGCGCGCCGGGTTCGAGGATGACGCCATCGTTATCCCGCAGGATCTCGACATCAAAAAGGATCTGCAACTGCCCGTGATGCGCGGCGGCGTGCCCACCATCCCGCCGATCCGCACCACCGGCATGGACGGCAAAAAGCGCCACGGCGACAGCTTCGTCGCCCTCGTTCTCGCCTATGCCGCCAGCCGTGCGCAGACGATGGCATACGGCTACGAGCCGGCGCCGATGACCCGCAATCACACCTTCGAAACCCGTTCCGACGACGACGACACGTCGTTTCGCATGGGCTCGCTGCGCAACCGTAGGGGCATCCTCTGATGGCCGTCTCCCCGATCCTCGACGCCTACGGGCGGCCGATCCAGCGCGCCGAGCTGAAGCGCGAGAAGTCCGGGCCCACCGTCACCGGTGTGCGCGCGCCCTATAGCGGGTCGCACCCGGCCGCCGGCCTCACGCCACAGCGCCTCGCCCATGTGCTGCGTGAATCCATCGACGGCGACCCGCTGCGCTACCTGGAGCTGGCGGAAGACATGGAGGAGCGCGACCTCCATTACCTCGGCGTGCTCGGCATCCGAAAGCGCCAGGTGGCCGGCCTGGAAGTGACGGTGGAGGCGGCGAGCGATGACGCGCGCGACGTGGCCGCCGCCGACCTGGTGCGCGAGGTCATCGAGCGCGACAGCTTCGTCGATGAGGTGATCGACGTGCTCGATGCCATCGGCAAAGGTTTCAGCGTGACCGAGATCATATGGGACACGTCGGAGGGACAGTGGCGCCCGCGCGCCCTGAAGTTTCGCGATCCGCGCTTTTTCACCTTCGATCCTGTCGACCGGGAAACCCCGCTGTTGCGCGAGGCGGGGACCGACGTCCCGCTGGCGCCCGGCGCGTACATCACCCATTTCGCCAAAGTCAAATCCGGCCTGCCGATCCGCGGCGGACTTGCCCGCGCGGCGGCGTGGTCGTTCCTGTTTAAATCCTTCGTGGCCAAGGATTGGGCGATCTTCTGCGAAGCCTACGGCCAACCGCTCCGCCTCGGCAAATTCGGCACCGGCGCCAGCCAGGAAGACAAGGACACCCTGCTGCGCGCCGTCTCCTCGATCGGGGCGGACTATGCGGCGATCATCCCGGAATCCATGGCCGTGGAGTTCGTGAAGGCGGATCTGTCTGGCTCTCACGACCTCTATGAAAAGCGCGCAAACTGGCTCGACCAGCAGGTCAGCAAGGCGGTGCTCGGCCAGACCGGGACCACCGATTCCATCGCGGGCGGCTATGCGGTCGGCAAGGTGCACGACGGCGTGCGCGGCGATATCGAGGACGCCGACGCACGTCAGCTCGCCGCAACCCTCAACCGCGACCTGACCCTGCCGCTGTGCCGCTTGAACTTCGGGCCGCTGCGGACCTATCCGCGCATCCGCATCGGCCGGCCCGACGAAGTGGACGTTGAGAAGCTGGTGAAGAACGTCGCCGCCCTGGTGCCGCTCGGCCTCAAGGTCGGCATGTCCACCATGCGCGACAAGATCGGCCTGCCGGATCCCGCCGACGACGAGGAGTTGCTCGGCGCTCCGGCACCAGCACCGGCTCCCGAGCCCGATCCCCGGAAGTCCCAGCAGGATCCGGTGCCGCCTTTGCGCAGTGCCGTCCATCGCGCCGCCCTGTCGTCGAGGCCCGTGCCGCCGCGGACCGATGCCATAGACGACGCGGTCGGCCGGATCCTTGACGACGGCGGGTGGGAGCCCTTGCTGGAGCCGCTGCTTAGCGGCCTGGAAGCACGTCTTGCCGAGGTCACGACCTTGGCTGAAGCCGAGGCGCTTCTTGCCGACCACTTGGCGTGGATGGGCACCGACGTGCTTGCCACGAAGCTCGCTCAAGCCACATTCGCAGCCCGGCTCGCGGGCGAGGTCGACGATCCGCTGTCGGACGAGACCTAGCCGATGGCCATCCGCCTCGACGCACGCCCGCCGGCCGACGCCATCGCGGCCCTGGAGGCGCGGGGCAAGAAGCTCGCCCCATCGTTCTCCTACCTCGACGTGTGGCAACAGGAGCATGCGGACCAGTTCACGGTCGCGAAATCCGCCGGCTTCGACATCCTCACGGATATTTACGGCGGGCTTCAAGACGCCTTGAAGGAGGGCAAGACTGGCCGCCAGTTCGCCGCCGACCTGAAACCTTTCCTCGAAAAGAAAGGCTGGTGGGGACGCAAGGACGTGGTCGACCCGCTGACCGGTGAGACCGTCTCGGCGCAGCTCGGATCCTCGCGGCGGCTCCAGACCATCTTCGACGCCAACATGCGTGTGTCCTATGCCGTGGGACATTGGACGCAGTTCGAGCGCACCAAGGCGACGCGGCCCTATCTGCGCTATGTCGCAGTCATGGACGGCCGGACCCGGCCGGAGCATGCCAAGCGGCACAATCTGTGCCTGCCGGTGGACCACCCCTATTGGAACACATGGGCGCCGCCCTGCGGATGGTCGTGCCGGTGCACGCTGCAGAGCCTGTCGCAGCGCGACGTGGACCGGATGCGCGGCCAGCTCAAGTTCGAGCCGCCGGTGGACGATTATCGCCCCTGGACCAACAAGCGCACCGGCGAAGTCCTGTGGGTGCCTCAGGGCATCGATCCCGGATGGGCGCACAATCCCGGCAAGGCCGGACACCAGGCGGTCATCGCGGCCGAGAAGCTGGCGGCCGCCCCGCCCCGCCTCGCGGCCGCCGAGGTGTCCGATCCGGCCTGGCCGGCCGAGAAACTGGCGGACGAATTCGCGACCTGGTTCGACGCGGCGGCAGCCAACAAGCGGGTGGAGCGAACGGTGTTTCCGGCCGGGGCCATGGATGCTCCGACGCTCGATTTTCTCGCCGCGCGGGGTACCGTGCCGCAAACGGGCGCGGTGACCGTATCGGCGCCCACGGTGCTGCACATGATCCGGGACGCCAAGCAGCTGCGCGGCACCAGCGTTCCGGCTCGGATCCTGCGACGCCTGCCGGAGCTGATCCGCAGACCAAAGGCGATCCTCTACGACCGGCGCAATCCGGCGCTGCTGTATGTCTTCGACGTCGAGGGCGAGGCGCGGCTCGGCAAGCTGGTGGTGCGGGTGGATTTCAGGGACAAGACACGCGTGCCGGAGGGCGGCACGGTCAAGGTGACGACCAATTCGGTGCGCACCGCCGGCCTGGTGAAGGCAACGATCTTGCAGGATTCCAACGCATACGAACTGATATCGGGCAGTTTGGAATGAGAGAGCGGTCGCCGAGGGGGCACGCCACCATCCCCGTGCGAGCAACCGGCCGAAGCCGGGCGCCCAACCGGACCGGCGATTTCCCGGTTGTCACGGCGACCTGTTTCAATATGCGCTCTACCGGTCCCGATCGCAATGCGCCGGCACCGACCGGGAAAACCGCCAGCGGCGCCCTCTGGCGGCGTCGGCGTCCCACGTCGCTCCCTTCAGACACGCGCGCGCCAAATCGCCGCCCACAGCTTTCAATGGTGCTTTAAAAAACGCGTGGGCATGTATCGTGTGCGGCGCGAGGCCGACGGACGCGAAAATCAGCTTGCCGAGGTTCGGCGGCCCGGCGCACAAAGGTCAAGGCTCGCGCTCCCCTGAATCGCACAATCCCGGCTCTGGCGGCAAGCGCTTGCCAGTGGGAACGCCCTGGCGATGGCGCGAATGTGCGGCATGGCCAAGTCCCGCACCAAAATTGCCTTAGCCGCCCACACCACTGCGCTGGATGCTCTTCCGGCCGACCAGGGCGTGGCGATCTGGATCCAGCTCATGCCGGCCGGGCCTTTCGCGGCGCGGGACGGCCGAGGCCCGTGGACAGCCGGCGACAGCGCCGCCATGGCCTCGATCGTGACGGCCACGCAGAAGCGCGCCGGAACCACCGAGATCGTCATCGATTACGATCACCAGTCGGTGTTCGGGGCCGTCCCAGGCGTCGGCGGCCGCGCACCCGCCGCCGGCTGGATCAAGGAACTCGCGGTCCGCGACGACGGCATCTACGGGCGCGTCGAATGGACGGTGGCGGCCCGCGTCGCAATCCGGCGCGGCGAGTACCGGTACCTGTCCCCGGTCTTCAAGTTCGACGAGAGCGGCCGCGTCCAGGTCATCGTCAACGCCGCGCTCACCAACACCCCCGCGCTGAACCTGCCGATGGTGGCGGCGCGCACCTCTTTCGACTCACCCGACCCCGACACCGGAGAAAACATGGACAAGATCGCGCAGGCCCTCGGCCTTGCAGCCGACGCGGACGAGGCTGCTGTCCTCGCCGCGATTGCCAATCTCGCGGCGCCCAAGACGGCCGTCGCTTCCACCGCCGCCCCCGATCCGGCGAAATTTGTGCCGGTCGAACAGGTGGTGGCGATGCAGACCGAGTTCAACTCGCTGCGCATCACCGTCATGGGCGACAAGGCCGAGGCCGCAGTGGTCAAAGCCATGGAGGACGGCAAGCTTGCCCCCGCGCTCAAGGACTGGGGCCTCGCCTATGCCAAGGCGGACCTCACCGCCTTCGAGGCGTTCGCAGCCGCGGCACCGACTATCGTGGTGGCTGGCGGCCGCGCGGTGCCTCAGACGCCGGCCGCCGGCACCGCCGTGCTCAGCGCGGAAGACCACGCGGTCATGACCTTCATGAGCTTGGACGCGGCGGCCTTCCTGAAGGTCCGGAAGGCCGAGAACGGGGAGGCCGCCTGATGGCCGCGCTCACGCAAGACCGCAACACGCCGTCGCGCTCCGGCATGCGGCGCGAGCCGCCGGCCAAGGCCGGCGCCAAGATCTTCGCGGGCGCCATGGTGGCGCTCGATGCCTCCGGCTGGGCCGTGCCCGCCACCACCGCCACCACGCTCAAGGTGCTCGGCCGCGCCGAGCGCGCGGTGGACAACACGGCCGGCGCCAACGGCGATCTCACCGTGCCGGTCGGGGCGGACATCTATCGCTTCAACAACTCCGCCTCCGCCGACGCCATCGCGCTCACCGACGTGGGCGCCACTTGCTACGCGGTGGATGACAATACCGTCGCGAAGACCAACGGGACCAACACCCGCTCCGCCGCCGGCACCGTCTTCGACGTCGATAGCCTCGGCGTCTGGGTCAAGTTCTCCTGACGCTCTGAGGCCATCCCCATGTTGCTCTCGTCGACCACCCTGCGCTCGCTGTACACGGGCTTTTCGGCCGCCTTTCAGGGCGGGTTTTCAGGCGTCACGCCGCAGTACGCGCGTGTTGCTCAGGTTGTTCCCTCGTCCACCCGGTCGAATGAATACGGGTGGCTCGGTCAGATGCCGCGCATCCGCGAATGGCTCGGCGACCGGGTCGTGAACAACATTTCCACCAACGGCTATACGATCCGCAATAAATCGTACGAGTCCACCATCGGCGTCGACCGCGACGACATCGAAGACGACAACATCGGCATCTATTCCAGCCTGTTCTCGGAATTCGGCCGCAGTGCCGCGACCTTCCCGGACGAGCTTGTGTGGCCGTTCCTGAAGACCGGATTTTCCACCCTCTGCTATGACGGTCAGTACTATTTCGACACCGACCATCCGGTGCTGGATGCCAATGGCAACGTTCAGTCGGTGTCCAATACCGGCGGCGGCAGCGGCACTGCTTGGTTCTTGGTCGACGCCAGCCGCATGGTCAAGCCGATCATCTACCAGGAGCGCCGCCCGTTCAGCCAGCTCGTGCGGATGGATGCACCGACCGACGAAGTGGTCTTCAACCGCAAGGAATACCGTTACGGCCTCGACGGCCGTTGCAACGTCGGCTTCGGGCTTTGGCAGCTGGCGTACGGGTCGAAACAGACCCTGGATGCCACATCCTATGCCAACGCCCGCGCCGCCCTTGGCACCATGACGGGTGACTACGCCCGGCCGCTCGGCGTGCAAGGCAATTTGCTGATCGTGCCGGCGACCCTGGAGGGCGCCGCACTCCGCGTCGTCAAGAACCAGAAGCTCGCCAACGGCGCCGACAACGAGTGGTTCGGCACCGCCGAAGTGATGGTCGTGCCCTGGCTCTGATCTGAGCCGCGCGACGAATCCCCTCTCCAGCAAGGATGGCCTAGATGGCGATGATCAGGATCACGTGCGCCCGGCCGGGCTTCCGGCGCCTCGGCATTGAGCACGGCGCGAACAAGGACTGGCCGTCCGGCCATTTTTCGGCCGAAGAGCTTGATGCCCTGCGCGACGAACCGCTGCTGACCGTCACGGATGTGCCGGATGACGTGACGCCATCGCAGTCATACCGACTGATCGAGGGTTTGGGCGCATGCCTCTCCGCCGAGGATTTTCGGCGCGCCGGAATCATCCTGGGTGCTCCCGGCTCCTTAGCTGGTCCGCGCTACACGCCTGCCTTCACCGTGGCAACACAAGTACCCGGCGAGCTGGTGGAACGGTTGATCGATGCAGCGTTCGATGCGCTCGCCTCGTCTGTCCCCATCGATGAGTTTCGACAGATCGCGGCAGACATTTGCCTGCAGCATGGGTGGATTTCCCCAGAGGGGCGGTCTGGTACGGCTCGCGAGGCCCCCAGCGCCGATAGCGGTCCCGAGGGCGAGGCGACGGCCGAGCCTGAGGGTGGGGTTCAGCCCGCCGCCCCGCAGAATACCGAGGGGGCCGCGCCGGCGGATGCCGTAGCCCCCGGCGCGGCTGCCACCCTTGAGGGTGCTTCCGGTCAGGTCGACGGAGAGGGTGATACCTCGCCGCCGCTCCCTGCCGGCGAAGGCGGCAAGGGCGAGGAGGGGGCAGCGCAGAGCCCCTCCGAGCCCGCCCCCTTTACGGTCCCGCCTGAAACGGCCCCGTCCGTCGAGCCGGCGCCCGCCTCCAAGGCGGCGGCGAAGAGCACCCGCAAGGCGAAGGCGAGCTGATGTACGCCACCGTCGACGACATGGTGACGCGGTTCGGCACCACGGAGCTGGCGCAGTTGACCGACCGCGTCAACAAGCCTGCCAGTGCGGTGGACGCGGCCGTCGTCACACGCGCGCTTGCCGATGCCGACGCGCTGATCGACGGCTACATCGCCAAGGTCTACCGGTTGCCGCTCTCCCAGGTGCCGGAAATCCTTGCCAAATACGCGGCCGATATCGCCCGCTATTACCTGCACGGCAAGGCCGCCGAGAAGGACGGCCCGATCCTGCGCGCCTACGACCAGGCGCTCACCTGGCTCCGCGACGTGTCGCGCGGCCTGGTGCAGATCGACGTCGGCGGAACGGCCCCCGAACAGCCCGCCGGCGGCACCATCCAGGCGAGCGGCCCGGACCGGCTGTTCACCCGCGACAGCCTGCGGGGGCTGTGATGGCGGACGGCATCCGCATCGAGATCGACGATGCTGCCGTCGTCGCCGCGCTGGGGCGCCTGGCCAAGGCCACGGCCGATCTGAGCCCGGCCATGGCCGACATCGCCAGCGCGGTGCTCGGCACCACCCAGCGGCGCTTCGAAACCGAAAGCGGACCGGGCGGCATCAAGTGGGTGCCCTTCTCGCCGAAGACGCTCAAGAGCATGCGGGCGAGCCGAAGGGCCAATCCGCACCTGCTGCGCGACCGCGTCTCGCCGGGGCTCTATTCGTCCCAGGTCGCCCATTCCGACGCGACCTCGGCCGAGGTCGGCACCAATCTCGTCTATGGCCCAATCCACCAGCTCGGCGGCACCGTCAAGCTGCCGGAACGGGAAGGCTCGGCGGTGTTCCAGACCGTCAAACAGGGCGCCTTCACCACCAAGGACGGCCGGCGCGTCGGCTCCCGACTGCGGTTCGCAAAGGCGTCCACGCGGGCAAAATCCCGGCAGGAAAAGAGCTTCACCATCCGCGCCCATGAAGTGACCATCCCGGCCCGCCCTTATCTCGGCATCGACGACGCCGATCGCGCCGAGATCCTCGCCATCATTGAAGATCACATTGCCGCCGCCAGCCCGGAGGTCACGCGATGATCCTTTCGCAGATCCTGGAGCGGCTGCGCACCGATCCGGCGACACCTTTCGCTTTGGTCGAGGGCGCGGCCGAGCTGGCCGCCCTCAGCGACGCGCCGGCCGCACTCCCGGCACTCTACGTGTTCGTGAAGGAAGAAGCCTCGGCCGAGAACACGCGCGGCAACGGCACCCTGCAGCGTACCGAGATGGACCTCGGCGCGCTGATCATCACCGGCAACGTCGCAGATGCCACTGGCGGCGCCGCCGCCGAAGACCTGGAACAGCTGAAGACCGCGGTGCGTAACCGCCTGGTCGGCTGGCAGGCGCCGAGCGCTGACGACGCGATCACCCATGTCGGCGGCACGCTGGTGCGGGCACGCGGCGGCACCGTGTGGTGGGAGATGACCCTCGCCACCGCCTTTTACCTGACCGATGGAGACGACTGATGGGCGTGCGCGAAGGCGGCTCCTACATCCAGGATCCCGTGACCGGCGAGCTGCGGCGCAACGCGCCCGAGACCGTCCCCGAAATACCCCCCGCCGAAGCCCAGCCCGGCCCCGTCAGCGATCCGGCTGACGGGGCACCGGCGGCGGATGCCCCCACACCCGACGCGACTGCGGCCGAGGATGCCAAGCCCCGCCGCGCCCGGAAGGAGACCTGACCATGGCAAAGCGTTTCTGGCGCAAGCTCGCCGCGACGGCGAAGATCGAAACCACCTATGGCACCGACGCGGTGCCTACGGGCGCGGCGAACGCGATCCAGCTCAACGATGTGTCCCTCACGCCGCTGGCGGGCGAAGAGAAGACGCGTGACCTTCTGACCGCCTATTACGGGCACCAGGGCGTGCTGCTGGTGGGCGATTATGTGGAGCTGCAGGGCTTCGTGGAGCTTGCCGGATCGGGCACCGCTGGCACCGCGCCGGCCTATGGTCCGTTGCTGCGCGCCTGCGGACTGGCGGAAACCACGGTGGCGACCACGTCCGTCACCTATGCCCCCGCGAGCGCCGGCCAGGAGGCCCTGACGCTCTATCTCAATCTGGACGGCGTCAACCATGTGATGCTCGGCGCGCGCGGCACGTTCACGCTGGCGCTGGCGCCGAAGGAGATCCCGCGCCTCGTCTTCACGTTTCGCGGCCTGCTAGGGCCGATCACCGCCCTCGCCCTGCCCACCGCCGTGCTCACGGCGTTCAAGAAACCGGTTCCGGTCAGCAAGGCCAACACGGCGCTATGGACGCTCCATGGCTTCGCTGCCATCGCGGAGAGCTTTTCCTTCGACCTCGGCGCACAGGTCGAGGCGCGCCACCTGGTCGGCGACGAGTCGATCCAGATCACCGGGCGCCAGGCCACCGGCACGATGGTGGTGGAGGCGGACACGCTGGCGGCCAAGGACTGGATCTCGATTGCCCGCGCCCACACCACGGGGGCCTTAGCGATCCGCCACGGACTGACCGCCGGCAACATCATCGAGATCAACGCGCCGGCCGTGCAGATCGGCCGGCCGACCTACGGCAACACGCAGGGGATCACCAATTATTCCCTGCCCCTGATGTTCACGCCGGTCACCGGCGACGACGAGTTCGCGATCGTCGCGAAGTGACCATCGATCGCCTTTCAACGCGTCTTTAAGGAGACCCCATGTTCGTGCTCGCAAGCAAGCATCTGTTCTGGTGGCCGGTGGTCGCGATGGTGCCGAGCCCTGTCGCGCCCGGCACGTTCGACCGGCAGGAATTCCGCGTCCACATGGAGGCTCTGCCGGAGGACGAGCTGAAGGCGATTGATGCCGCCTTTGCGGACTATGCCACCGCCAAGGAACGGGCCGATCATCAGCACGACCTCCTGTATCGGGTGGTGCATGATTGGGAAGATGTGGTGTCCGAGGACAAGGCCCCGGTCGCCTTCGACGCCGCCACCATGCGCGGCGCCATGCAGATGACTTGGTTCCGCAACGCGCTCTATGCCGCCTATCACGACGCTCTGAGCGGCGGCGCCCGCCTGGGAAACTAAAGGCGGCCGCGCGCCGGTGGGCGCTGGCCCTCACGGGCCGCGCCGACCCGCAGGCGCCGGCCGGGATGGACGATGACGTGCGCCGCCAGTTCGCGGCGCTGGGCGTGGACACCTCGGCGATGCCGCCGCCGGACGCGGCCGAGACGCGGATCGAGGTGTGGGACTGCAATTGGTCGACCTTCCGCCTGTTCGACGCCTGCGCGACGCAATGGCGGGTCGTGGGCGGGTTCGGCGTCATGTGGATCGGCCTGGACTATGCCGCCGTCGAGATCGTGCAGCGGCGCCTGCACCTGGATGACGCGGACTTTGCGGACCTGCAAGCCATGGAAGTCGAGGCTCTGATGATCTTGAACGGAGGCCGCTCGTGACGTTGAAGCTGGCCGTCCAGATCTCGGCCGATGGCAAGCAGGCCAAGGCCGAGTTCGCCTCGACCGCCGCTGCCGTCGATAGCCTCGGCAGCGAGGCGAAGGGCGTCGCCACCGAGACGCAATCGCTGATCGCAGCGCTCAACCGCGCGGCCGAGGCGGCCAACTCCAACACCCGCGCCTCGCAGCAACAGACCGCCGCCATGGCGAGCTTGCTCGGCGCGACCGAGCGGCAGGTGTCGGCCGAGCAGCGCGTGACGGCCGAACTTGGCACGCGACGCAGCGCCACGGTGGCGCTGATCGGCACCGTGAACCAGATGGCGGCCGCCGACCGCACTGCCGCCGCTGCGGCCGAGGAAAGCCCGCGGCGCCAGAAGGCGGCGGCAACGGCACGGACCGCGCAGAGTGGCCTGAATGCGCGGCTCGGCGTGCGCACGGATTTCGGCACCGATGCCCGCGATGCCGATATCACCGCCTATGGCGCCCAGCTCGACGCGCTGCGCGCCAAATATTCCCCGCTCTATGCCGCACAGCGCGAATATATCGCGACCCTGAAGGAGGTCCGCTCGGCCGAGAAGGCGGGGGCCCTCAGCGCGGCCGAGGCGGCGCGCGCGGTCGACGGGGCAAAGGCGTCGTTCGCGCGGCAGGTGCCCTCGCTGCGGGCGCGGCAAACGACCGGCTCAAGCGCCTTTTCCCAGCTGCGGCCGGACCAGCGCGTCGGCCTCAGCTATCAGGCAAACGATATCTTCACGTCCTTGGCCAGTGGCATGAACCCTCTGGTGGTCGCCGCGCAGCAGGGACCGCAGATCACGCAAGTGTTCGGCGGCATCAAGCCGACGCTGTCCGCCATCGGCTCGTTGATCACGCCTCTCACGGTTGGCCTTGGCGCCGCCGGGGCCGCCGCGATCACTGCCGGGACGGCGCTGGACGGATATCTCTCCAGCACCAAGGAATTGGAGACCGCCGCCAGCAGCTTCGGGCAGGCGACCGGCGCTATCCCGCGCGAGCTTGAAGCCATCGCGCAGGCGGCCGCCACGGCCGGCGACGCGTCGGTGTCGGCCGCCCGGGCGATGGAGGCGGCATGGCTGAGAACAGGCCGCATCGGCTCGGAGCAATTCACCGGGCTGATCGGGATTTCCAAGAATTTCGCGGCGACGTTCGGCCTGGACACGGCGAGCGGCACCGCGAAGCTGGGCGAGCTGTTCGCGGATCCGGCGCGCGGTGCCGAGCAGCTGCGTCAGGTGGGCCTGCTGGACGGGGCGACGGCGCGCCTGGTGCAGCGCCTGACTGAGCAGAACAAGGTGAGCCAAGCGCAGAGCACGCTGCTTGCCGGGCTCACGCCGCGCCTCGCCGATGCCGGCAGCGCGACGACGGCGCTCGGCCGGGCGGCGGAATGGGCCGGCCGGCAATGGAGCAACCTTGCCGATTCCATCGGGCGCGGGGTGGATCGTCTGCTCAGCGGCGGGGCCGGATCGCTTGATGCGCAGTTGGCCGAACTGAAGACGGAACTGGCGAAGTATAACGAAGGCGGAGGAGTTGGCGCGGCCAATTCCTTCTTTGGCAGTGGACAGCGAAAAGCGCTGGAAAACGCCATTGCGGACCTGCAAGAGCAGAAACGCGCGCGCGACAAGCTCCAGGCGCAGCGTGGCGCCGCTAGCAAGGACGATGCGCTTAGTTCCGATGCCGTGGGCATTGCCAATCAGTCGGCCGCGAATGACCGCCTGCGCCAACAGCGCACATTGGAAGGCGAGATCGAGCGACTACGCGCCGGTCAGGGCAAACCGGGACAGACCGCCGAGGAGCAGGCCGACATCACGCGCGCGCTTGATGCCAAAACCCGCGCCCTCGATGCCGTAACGAACGCCCAGTCCCGCGCCACCGAGATGGACCGCCTGGACGTGCAGATCCAGCAGGCGCGAGACCCGGCCACGAAGGCGGATCTGGTGGCGCGGCGCGAGCGCCTGGCGCTCAGCGGGCAGGAGATCAGCGCCGACCAGCTGGAAGCCGAGGTGGCGCGGGCGCGCGCCCGCTCGCTCCTGGAGAGCAGCGCCGCCGCGTCCTCGGCCGCCCGCTCGATGCTGGAGCAATCGCGCGACCAGACCGAGCAGCTGAAGCTGGAAATCTCGCTCATCGGCCAGAGCGACGCAGTGCGCGCCCGCGCCATCGCGACCTTGCAGGTCGAACAGCAGGTGCGGGCGCAAGGCATCGGCACCAGCTCGGCCGCCGCGCAGAAACTGCGGCAGGAGGCCATCGCCAATGCCGACCTCGGCACCACGCTCGCCCGCCAGAGCGACGCGTGGCAGACGTTTTCGCAGGCAGGCCAGTCGAGCCTTGACCAGTTGACGGACGCGGTCGCCCGCAACGGGTCGAGCTTTATGACGCTGGGCGAGACCGTGAGCAGCGTCGCCGGCGACATCGCGTCCAGCCTGTTGAAACTTGCCGTCACGAACCCGATCAAGAACGCGCTGTTCGGCACCAATGCGGGAACCTTGTCCGATGCGGGCGGGATCGCTGGTTTGGCCGGCCGGCTGCTGGGCGGGGTCGGCGGCGGCGGCGCCGCCGGGGTCGGCACGGGCTGGACCAACGTGGTGGGCGGAGCCGGCGGGCTGGCGGTGCCCACCCTGTTCGCGGACGGTGGCATCATGACGTCGGCCGGGCAGATCCCGCTGCGGCGCTATTCGGCCGGCGGCGTCGCCAACTCGCCCCAGCTCGCCCTCTATGGCGAGGGCAAGCTTCCAGAAGCCTATGTGCCCCTGCCGGACGGGCGGCGCATCCCCGTGGCCATGCAGGGCGGCGGCGGGCAGTCCGCCACCCAGGGCGCCATGGCGGTCAACGTCAACGTCGTCAACAACGCGGGCGCTGCGGTGACCACGGGACCGATGACGCGCGAGCCTGACGGCACACCGAGCCTCACCGTGTTTGTTGATGCGATCAACCAGCACATCCAGGCGGACCTGGAGAGCGACGGCCCGATCTCGCGCGGCATCGGCGGGCGCTTCGGGCTATCGGCCGCCGGAGGGCTGCGCTGATGGCTTTGCCGGTTTGGCCCGCCACCCTGCAATATCGCTCCCTGCGCGATGCCTGGGGCGGCGTGCCGTTTCGCGACCCGCTGGGCACCGAGATGGAGGGCGGCAATACCCGCCTGCGGCGCCGCCCCGGCGACGACGTCGGCACCTATGCATGGGCCGGCATCTTCAACGCCGCGCAGATGGCGACGTTCATGGGCTTCGTCGAGACGACGACGGGCAACGGATCCAGCCGGTTCACCATGCAGGTCAGCCGTGACGGCGTGACCTACGTGTCGCGCACCGTGCAGATCGTCGTCGGCAGCCTCAAGTTTTCATCGGCCGGCGGCGCGAATACGCAGGTCAGCTTCTCGCTCTTGGTTTTTCCGGACGGAGTCGTCGCATGAGCGATCCTTTCACCGCCGCCTATGCAGAGGCGGAAGCATCTTGCCCGATCGACGCGCTCAGCTTCGTGACGCTCGAATTGCAGCACCCCTCGTTTGTCGAAGACGGCATTCAGATCGCCTTGCGTTTCGTGCTGGACGTGCGGCCCCGCAGCTTCGGCATCGAGGTCGGGGCGTTGTTCGGCGGCGGCACGATGCAGGCGTTCACGCCCGTCGCGTTCCGGGCCGAGCGGCCGGAATTCGGGCAAGGGAAAGTGCCGCAATGTCGCGTCACCATCGACAATGTGGCCCGGCAGCTGACACCCTATTTAAACGCGGCTGTCACGGTCGCCGCCGACCTGATCCTGGTCTATCGCGAATATCGCGAGGACGATGTGTCGGAGCCCTGCTATGGGCCGGTGGAATTCGTGGTCAAGCAGGTGGTCGCCTCCGGCGCCAGCGTGACGGGTACCGCGAGCCTTGCCGATCTGACCAACAAGAAATTCCCCTCGCGCGTGTTCAGCCGGGCCGAGTGGCCCGCGCTGATGGCGGCCTGACATGGACCGCGCCGCGATCCTCACCGACCTCATCGGCCGCCCCTGGACCGCGCTGGGCACCGGGCCGGAGACCTATTCCTGCTGGGGGCTCGCCGCCCATGTCGAGCGGCAGCTTTTCGGCACCGTGTTGCCCGACGTGGACGTGCCCGAGCATTTGACCTGGTCGTATCTGCTGCGCCGCTTTTCCTCGCATCCCGAGCGTGCCCGTTGGCACGAGGTGCAGCCGCTCACGCCCGGCATCGTCTCGGCCGCCGACGGCGCCCTCGTGCTGATGGCCCGCGCCGACCGGCCGGCGCATATCGGGGTCTGGCTGGTGCAGGAGCGCGGCGTCATCCATGCCGATCCTGCCGCCGGGGTGGTCATCGAGACGCCGATGCAGCTCAAGGCGCGGGCCTGGGGACGTGTGCGCTACTACGAGCGGGCGCGCCCATGAAGACGCCCACGAGCCGCCGCAGGAGCGCCACCGCCGTCCATGTCATCCTGCCCGCCCTTGAGCGCGGGCGGGTAAGCGTGCGGCGCCGGGAGACCGTGCACCGCCTGCTGCGCCGCACCGGCTGGGATCCGCGTGCCCTGCCGACCATCTGTGTGATCGACGGCGCCCCGCTGCTGCGGCGGAACCGGGCCTGGAAGCGTCGGCGCATCCGGGCCGGAGAGCACGTCGAGTTCCGCTCCCGCCCACGTGGCGGGGGCGCGGGCTCGTCCACGGGCAAGAGCGTGATCGGCCTCGTGGGCCTGATCGCCCTGGCGGCCCTGGCGCCCGGCTTCGGATCGCTGGCGGCCACCGCACTCGGGATCGGCGGCATTGCCGGGGCGGCCGGCATCCTGGGCGGTGCATTCGTGGCCGGCGGCTCGTTTTTGCTCAACACGCTGCTGACTCCGAAAGCCGCCAAGGCAGAAGCCGCACAGGCCACGCTCTATAGTTTCGGGCAGCAGACCAACAGCGCCCGGCCGATGCAGACCATCGGCGTCAAATATGGGCGCGTGAAGTCTATCGCCGATCTCGGCAGCGTGCCGTGGGCCGAATACATCGGCGACGATCAATATCTCAATCTGCTCCTGGTGCGCGGCTGCGGCCGATACCAGCCTGAGCAAATCCTGATCGACGACACGGTGTTGTGGGACAGCACCAACGGCTTCGCCCCTCAGTGGTCCGGAGTCGATATCGCCTGGTACGAGCCGGGCGAAGAGGTGACGCTATTCGCCCTCAATGTGGCATCGGCCGCCGAGGTGTCCAATCAGGAGCTGGCGGACATCAATACATGGGTCGGCCCGTTCGCGGCCAACGCGGCCGGCACTTCGGCCACGTCGCTCGCTTTCGACGTGGTGTGGAGCGGCGGGCTCTACTTGACCAATGCCGCCGGCAAGACGGTGCAATATGGCGCCCAGACGATTGCACAGGTGCGGCTCATCAACGATGCCGGCGCGCCGATCGGCGATTGGATCGAGGTGGTCAACGACACGCGGTTCGGCGCCAGCAAAAAGCCCATGCGCGTCTCCTTCAAGGTCGATGTGCCCGCCGGCCGCTACGAGGGCCGCATGCGCCGTGGCGTGCCGGCCGGTTTCGCCGCGAACGCGCAAGACCAGATCATCTGGACTGGGATGCGGGCGTTCCTGGCCGGCCCGCGCTCGTTTCCCGGCGTCTCGACGCTCGCCATCCGCATGAAATCGACCGCGCAGCTGACTGGCGCCAGCTCGGGCAAATTTGGCTTGATCGAGACCCGCATCCTGCCGACCTGGAACGGCTCGTCCTGGGTCGATGCTCCGACCCGCCTGCCGGCCTGGGCGATGCTCGATATCGCCACCAACACGGATTATGGCTGCGAACGGCCGCTCTCCAAGGTGGACGTCCAGGCGGTCGCGGATCTCGCGGTGACCGCTGCCGCGCGGGGCGATTATTTCGATTATGAATTCCGCTCCGCCGTGCAGGCGACCGAAGCGCTTGATACCAGCCTCGCGCCGGCCCGCGCGAAAAGCCGATGGCTCGGCGACGTCCTCTCACTGGTGCGCGAGCAGTGGCAGGCCGTGCCGTCCATGCTCCTCACGGACCGGGAGATCGTGCGCGGCTCCTTGAGCGTCACATACCAACTCGCGTCCAGCGACAGCGCCGAAGCCGTCGTCATCCCCTATCTGGACGAGACCACCTGGCAGGCGGCCGAGGTGCAATATCCGCCCGACGTGCCGGCCGCGAAGGCCGCGCGCACGGAGCTGCCCGGTGCCGTGCGGCGCAATCAGGTGTTTCGCGAGGCCAAGTTCCTCCATCTGCAGAACGTCCTGCGCCGCGTGAAGGTGTCGCTCACGACGGAACACGACGGGCGCCTCCTGTCCTTTGGATCGGTGATCACCGTCCAGTCCGAGTTGCCGCAGAGCTGGGGCGCGGCGGGCGCCGTCATGGGCCAGTCGGGCCTGACGTTGACGCTCTCGCCCGCGCCCGCCTGGGAGGCCGGCCAAAGCTACGTTGTGGTGCGCCAGCGCACGGGCCGACCGTTCGGGCCGGTTAAAATCAGCCGGGGCGCCTCGGACGCGCTCGGCATCCTGAATGCGGCGGACCTCGCGACCGTCGAGAGCCAGCAGGGCACGACGCTCGCCGCCGTCCTGGCCCGCCGGCAGGGCGCCGAGCCGCCGAGCTTTGCGCTCGGTCTTGGCACGGCCTGGCAACGCCGCTGCATCGTGCTATCGGGCCGGCCGGATGGCGATCAGGTCAGCCTCGAGCTGGTGGTGGACGATGCCGCCGTCCACGACGACAGCGGCGAGGCATCGGCCGCCGTGCCCGGTGCAGCTCTGAGCTTGCCGAAGACGCCGCTGGTGGCCGGCCTCGTTGCCACGTTAGAGCAAAACGTCATCGAGCCGGCGCTGTCCGCATCCTGGTGGCCGGCGGCGGGTGCCCTCTATTATGTCGCTCAAATATCCTATGACGGCCGCGCGACATGGGCCGCTCTTGCGCAGGTCTATGCTCCCAGCCTGTCGGTGGTTGTCGAGCCGCGCGCCCTCAGCCTGCGCGTTGCAGCCGTGGGATCCGGCCAGGGCGCATGGACCGTGGTCGATCTGGAGGCGCCCACGATTGACGCGGACCGGTTGCAGATCGGTCCGGACGGCCTGGCCGAGGGATTGCGCGATCTGGTTCGCAACCAGCTTGGCGCTGCCACCGACGAATGGCGCGCAGGCCTGGAACAGATCAACCTGCTGGCGGCGGAGATGGCCGCCCACCAGGCTGTGGTCCGCCTCGAGGACGTGCGGCGGGTCAGGGCGACGTTTGGCGATCAAAAGGCGGAATATCTGCTGCAGATCGGTGCGGTGGCGGACGATGTGTCCGCAACCGTCACGCGGGTGGAGACGCTGGAGGCGGAGGCGGTCAGCCTGGATGCCGATCTGGCCACTGTCACCACCAACCTCGCCACGGTGAGCAGCACGGTCACCGCGCTGGCGGATGGTCAGAGTGCTCTCGCCTCCGAGGTGACGGAGCTGTCCGCGACGGTTGATGGTCTTGGCGCCGTCGCATCAGTGCGGTGGGTTGCGGGTGTGACCCCAGCCGGCGCGACCGCCGCATGGGATCTGCAGTTGACGGCGGGCACGGTCAACGTCGGCATCACAGCCATCGCGCTGTCCGGCGGCGGCGGGCAGATCCGTCTGACTGGGGACCGGGTCGCGTTCGTCGGTGCCAGTGGAACGCCCTACGCGCTCTTCACCTCGGACGGGTCCGGCGCCTTGTACTTGAACGGCAGCCTATTCGCCGATGGGTCGATCCTCGGCAGATACATCGGCGCGTCGGTCATCACCGCTGACAAACTTGTTCTCGGCGGCGTGACAACGGATCGCATTTATCCGTCCGCGTGCACGAACTCCGTGTTCCTCACATCGGGATCGACAGTCATCGGTCCCGCGTTGTGGTCGGTGGTCATCAACCGCATCTCGGGAACCTATGCAGAGGGGATGATCATCTTCTCTCCGGTTCCACAGCGGTACCAAGAGTCTTATCAGTGGGGCGCGTATTACATCACTGTTGATGTGCATCGCAATGGCGCGTTGATATATTCGCGCCGCTACAGAATTAGTGAAATTTCTCTGGTCTCAAATGATTTCGGAGTGACATTTGTGTACTCAGTAGGACTTAGTCCTATCGTTGTATCGTTTAAAGACTCGGACAGTCTCCCGCCGGGTGACTACACCTATTCGGTCAGCTACAGGGATTGGAGTGTGTACGTCGATAATTCATATCGCAGCGAGAAGTCAGGATTTACCAACGCTGGATTTTCCGACGTTTCATTTCGTGTCACGGAGTTCAAACGATGATCGCGGCAATATACGAAGTTGGAACAGGGCGAATTACTGCGCTATCGGACACATTTGACGCCAATGCGGCAAACAAGCAGGCCCGCATTGGCCTCGCCGCGCTCGCCATCCCCGGCTGGATCGATGACCAGGAATGGTATGTGGTCAACGCAGACGCGGACGATGTGCCCAGCGAGCTGGCGCCCCGCCCGGTCCTCAATGTCACGTCCCTCACCGTGCCGGTCGGCGCCACGCCGGTGGCGATCACCGGCCCCCTGCCCGAGGGCACGACCTCAACCATCGACGGCGCCCCGGCCGAAATGTCCGCCGCCTGGGAGGTGCTGCACGTGCCGGCCGCAGCGGGCGTGCGGCATGTGGCGATCACGCCACCGTGGCCGTGGCGGCCCGCATCAATTGTGCTGACAGTGGAGGCTTAACCAGTGGCATACGATGGGATTTACAACGTCGGGACGGTGTCCGTCGCCGCCGGCGGCACCGCCGTGACCGGTGTCGGCACCGCATGGACATACGGCGCGCAGCGCCTGGTCGCCGGCGATACGTTGGCGGTGGGTGGTGTGAGCCTGCCGATCCTCGCGGTGGGGGACGACACGCATTTAACCTTGGCCTATCCCTCGACGGTCACGGCCTCCGGCGCCGCCTATGCGGCGATCCTCGACAGCGGCAGCCGCACCACGGCCGGCACTGCGGCGACCCGCCTGCAGAGCTATCTGGCAGCGGCGGCGCGGATCGAGGCTGGGGTCAATATGTATTTGTGCGCCGGTGTGCTCGGCAACACACCTCCCGCGTCTCCCGCTCTGGACGCGCTCTATGTGGTGGGCACCGCGGCAACCGGCGCCTGGGCCGGGCGCGCCAACCAGATGGCCCAGTGGGGCGGCGCGGCCTGGATCTTCACCGCGCCGGCCGACGGCGACGTCGTGCTAAACAACGGGCTGGACTTCTATATTTGGTCCGCCGCCGCGGGATCCTGGACGTATCGGCCGATCACCACCGTGGTGGAGCGTGGCACCGGGGTCGGGCAGACCTCGGACGCCGCAGTAAAAATCGGTTGGGATGCCGTCAGCGCGCTACGTGCGACGGTCGCAACGAGTGACCTCGGCAAGATCTGGACGGATCACCTCTGCGCATCGGGCTCAAATTACTATCGGCTGCCAAACGGCAAAATGATTCAGTGGGGCGGCATTACTTTTTCCGGATCGGATGGTGTTGCGACGTTCCCCGTTGCATTCCCCAATACCGCCGAAAGTGTCGTGGCGGTGCCTTACATTGGAGATATTGTCCCAAACGTGTTTATTGGGGTTAATATCCAGGACGTCACCCAGACAGGGTTCTCGTTTCACACGCGCTATGTGCTGGACGGCGGAACAGTTGGTCAACATAGCAACTCACCCGCATATTACGTCGCCATTGGATGGTAATGCTGACATGAAAATATATGCGAAATTCCATGCCTCTGGGCTGGTATCGGGATTTTACCCGTCCAACATCTATCCCGAGCCACCGTCCGACTGTGTGGAGGTCACCGAGGCCCAGTGGCAGGACCTGCTTACACACCCCGGCGTGCGCCGCTGGGATGGTGCCGAGGTGGTGCCCTATGACCCACCGGCGCCCCCGGTGACGCAGGATGACTATGCCCGCGCCATCCAAGCGCGCCTGGACGCCACGGCCCGCGAACGCCAGTACGACGGCATGCAGGCCGCCGTGTCGTATCTGGGCGATCCCAACCCCACCTATGCGGCGGAGGCGGCGGCATTGCGGGATTGGCGCTCGGCGGTCTGGACTTACGCGCTGGCCCAATTGGCCCTGGTGGCAGCTGGCGACCGCGCGCCGCCGACCCTCACCGAGCTGCTGGCCGAGCTGCCGCCTATCGTCTGGCCAGCCGCGATCTAGCGACGAGGCCGGGGCGCACCGCGCCCCGGAACGCGGGAGGCATAGGAACCAAACCCCGCGTGACCATGAAGAGCCTTAACGGTCCCTCGCCGCAGCTGCGGCCGCAGCGGGAGCTACCTACAGGCTGGACTCTTAACAGGTGGAAAACATACGATGCGGTCGGTGCAGCGCGCTGTTGTTTCGGGCAGCGCCTGCCGCGATCCGAGATACGATAGAAATCAAGTGCCGCCGGTGTGGCACCGTCAATTCCCTGAGGCCCATCGAGCCCACCTCCGAGCGCCAAGAGCGTCTTTCCGGAGAAGTACGTTGTGGCTCTACATCCCCAGAATAAGCTTGGTGAAAGCCGGGTCATCCGCGGGCTCTCATTGTGTGCAGGAGTTGGAGGCCTGGAGCTTGGCCTCCAGATCGCAGAACCCGGATACAGGACTGTTTGTTACGTCGAGCGGGACCACCATGCTGCGTCCGTTCTCGTGGCGAGGATGGAAGACGAGGTCATATGTGACGCGCCTGTTTGGGACGACGTTAGCTCCTTCGATGGCCGCCCTTGGCGTGGTGCATTGGATCTCCTCACTGCGGGCTATCCCTGCCAGCCTTTTTCTGCGGCGGGTCGAAAGCTCGGAGAGCAAGATCCCCGTCACCTGTGGCCCCATGTCGCAAGGATTATTGGCGAATGTGCGCCTGCCGCCGTCTTTCTCGAAAACGTGGCAGGCCACGTCGATCGAGGATTTCAGCAGGTCGCCAGCGAGCTACAAGGATTGGGCTACACGATCGAAGCGGGCTTGTTCTCTGCGGCTGAAGTCGGCGCTCCACATTGGCGAATCCGCCTTTTCGTGTTGGCCTACGCCAACAGCATCGATGATGGGGAATCGAGCCGAACTGAGAGTGAATGCCTCGGGGATGCTGTGGATCCCGGCGGCCGACCAGGTCGGTGGCCAAGTCTCCATAGCGGAAACGGCGAAAAATTGGAGCGTGATGCGCCGACTTATGACGGCGTTGGGCTGGAGGCCGGGGCCAATGCCGGGCTTCCCCTATTCGCACCGCGTCCTGGCGACTATCAGACCTGGGAGCGGGTGCTTGCCGGGCGAGTGGATCTTGAACCCAGCCTTCACCGAATGGATGATGGGCTGGCCAATCGGATGGACAGATCCCGAGCGGTCGGTAACGGGGTTTGCTCCTTGGCTGCGGCGCTCGCGTGGCGCACTCTCAGAGATCGCATTAATCGACGTTTAAGAAGCTAAAAAACGCACCGCGCGTGGGTGACATCCGATCCTGCGCGCGGTGACATTCGATTTTGCGCGCTACAGACATCGTCTGGCAGTTCGCCAACGGCCAGGGCGGCGCCTGGCTGATGAACGGCAACGCCATAGTCGGCGCTAGCAGTATCGGTGGCATCAACGGTGCCCAGTTCCAGATCCGCGACTTAGCCGACCTGAACGGGGACGCTATGATGGATATTGTCTGGCAGGATCGAGACAGTGGGCAGGCCGCCGTCTTCCTGATGGACGGCCTCGACGTCACGGTCGGATCCTATATCGGCGGAGCCAACGGCGTCGATTGGCTTATCGTTGGATAGCGTGGCGGCGCACTAGGCGGCCGATCGCCAGCTCGACCTGCAACGCAGCGACGACGGCTTGCGCGGTGGCGCGCGTTCGTGGGCCGTGCTGATGCTAAACGCGCGGCAGCAGTGGGACTAGTGGCTTCTGCCGGCCGGGCATGAGCTGCCGCCCTTCATCATCGTCTTCGAACAACTCTCGACGAGCCCGAGATTCACGAGCGGTTAAAAGCCATCTCGCTTGATCCGCAATCTGACTTGTGGGTAGAGACGTAGTTTAATTAAAGTCTGAAATCAAAACGCTAGCTTCTTCAACTGTTTAGATTGAGTTTATGGCGGAAGGGGTGGGATTCGAACCCACGGTGGGCTTGCACCCACGGCGGTTTTCAAGACCGCTGCCTTAAACCACTCGGCCACCCTTCCCGACGCGTTGTTTCGCGCAGAGCCATTGTGCCTCATACCTTAATCCGGCAGCTGGCGTCGAGGGCGGCCGCATGGTGCTCATGTGCCATCCCCGATTTCCCACCGCCCCGATCGGCGATAGGTTGGCTCCTCACCAGGGAGATCTGAGCCACAATGACCGAAATGCGAGCCGAGCTGGTGCGCAAGCTATGGCACGGCAACGACCCGTTTGATGGCTTCGATCCCACGGGAATCAAGGTGGACAAGCAGGGCTGGGGCTCCACCCATCCCTACCTTGTCACAAGCATATATGAGATACGCCCCATTCTCATCGTCGAGATCGGCGTGTGGAAGGGCAGATCCGTCATCACCATGGCGAAGGCGCTGCGCGCGCTCGGCATTCCCGGCCTGGTGCTGGCGGTGGACACCTGGCTTGGAAGCTCCGAACACTGGGCCATTCCGCACATGTTCGCCGATTTGCATCTGAAACAGGGATATCCGAGCCTCTATCACACATTCATGGCCAATATCGTTCAGGACGGCTTGCAGGACCTGGTGCTGCCGCTGCCGCTGGACAGCGTGAACGCCAGCATCCTGATGCGCGCCCACAAGATCCGCCCGCAAATGATACATATCGACGGCGGCCATGATTACCGATCGGTCGCCACCGATATCTTGCAATGGTGGCCGCTGCTGGACTCCGGGGGCATCCTCGTCGGCGATGATTATCGCGTGGACGGCCATTTTCCCGGTGTGCGGCGCGCGTTCGATGAACTGGCGGCGGTTACCCGCCTGGAGCTGGAGCATTCGCCCACCAAGTGCCGCTTCCGCAAACCGTGA